CTCGATGTATTTACACAGATCATCATATACTTCATCGAGATCGAGAACGGTGCCTTCAAACACCATAAGACTTCCTTCTCTAATGAATTCCTCATACTTATTTCTCGTTGCAAGAGTAAGATTCTGGAAAGTGAGAGAAGAAATGTAGCATCGAGTCTTTATGCCGAACTCGGAATCATTTAACGGAAACAGAAACGTGAATGCGCAGAAGTCGTCGCCTTGTGAAAGGTCGATACCAAGTGCGCAAACCATTTGCCAGAAGTCAAGCCTACGATCAGTTGTAAGTGTCTCTTCATATGTGAAGAAATACGTATTACCTTCAACGGGAATTCCAAAGCGCTTAGCTAAAATGTCATTTTTGGTTGCCGGCTCATGTTCCATTCGTTCTTTATCAGACTGGTAAATCTCCCATGACACAGTTTTTCCTATATTAGGGTTCGCCTTAAGCCACATATTGGGATCAGCGACTTCTTTTACGTCGTCGAGCCTATAATACCAGATGGAAACATGATCGTTCTTGTACTTACCTCGCAGTATGTCCATTAATTCCATTTTGATTGTATCTCCAATGGAATTTCGGACCGTACCTTCTGAACTCATTGCGAGTATAAGATAGTCATCTTCGCCGCCTTTAGCCGCGCACTGTTCGGCAGCACCGATAATGTTTTCTCTTATATCGCAAGAAAGCCATTCATCGATAGTTGCACACTTAATGTTTGGGCCCTGAAAGCTATCAACGGTCATTGGCGTAATCGTAAGCTTTGAATTGGTTAGAAAGTTAACGATGCCTTCTTTTGTAGAGGCCATCTTAACTCGATTAGCTCTGGAACCAGTGGTGTTCTGAAGCGATCCTTCTGTCAGATACTGAAACCACGGTCCATGAGCTCTTGCCAGTGCGGTTCTTATCGGAGCAAGAACCTCGTCAGCTTGCCTTACAGTAGGAGCCGTAGTAGTTTGAGAAGTTGTTGAATTATCAACGGCCAAGAAATAGCTTTGGAGGCATGAGCCATATAGAGACTTAGCAGCGGAACGAGCGACTATAAGAAACTGCTTATTGATAAGTCTCTTCTTGACTCTCTTCTGAATGTAGCGGCCCCCATGCCCATTCTTATAAGGGCGGTAAACGCTTCTCTCTGCAAAGTAATACCATCCAAATACTTCTTCTGCCCATAGCTTAAACGTATCAAGCAAATGAAGTGGACTTCCATCTCTTAAGCAAAGCTCATTTTCGCAAAATCTCACAAACCCTTCCACAGCTTCATCATCATAGTAGTATCTTGGATCGGCTATAAATCCGTCGATCCTTTGCATTTCCATTGCTATTGTTTCACATACAGGGATTTCGCCTCTTAACACGGCGTCCCTGAATTGTCCGTAATAGATCGGAACAGCCGTATTTGAAAGTGACATTTATAATCTCCTATAGTTTATTACCAAGCCCAATCAGTAAACTTAGCTCCATGTTTCTTTGTTTTATCGTAATGGTCTTTTAAGGTAACTGGCAATGCGGTTATAGGAATAGTCGCACCGATAGTTGAGACTAAAGAACGTGCTTTACTAAAATTTTCAGCTCTTAATCCACTATAATAAGTTCGTAAGCTCCCACCGAGTAATCTTGATACGGCTCTCTTGCCAGTGCTTACTTTCGAATCATATTTTTCTCTATTTGTATTTATCTCTTTCTGATAATTATACTTTCTTTCGGCATTGCTTAATTTCTTATTATAAGCTTCTTCAGATTTAAAGTTTTGTTTATTAGATTTAATCTTATCTATTTTATTTTTCAGTCTTGTTTCTCTATGAGTACCGAACATTTTACTACCTGCACCCCAAGGATTAACTATTGTGCCAGGAATGCCAGATACCTCTCCCATAACTATTTTTCTAGTAAATTTATTACTATTATTAGATATAGTATTAACTCCATATCTCTTTTTACCTTCTGCAGTCAGGCTTCCGTCAGGATTCTGATACTTACGAATACCCCACTTTTGACCTTTTATACCATGATGAGCAAGATAGTCATCATAGGCCATCATGTAGTTTAATTCATTCATTTACACTTTACCTCCCCTTCGTGTAATGATTAGGCGCGGCTATGCCTTCTTCTAGGATTCTTCATAGTAAATGTAGATGGCCCTTGAGACCCACCATTCTGACCGCCATTATTCCCTCCACCTTGTCCAGTTTTATTAGGCCATGTATTATAACCTTGCCGTTCAGCTTGCCTGTTCATATTATAAAGCTGGGCTGATCTATCATCAATTCTTCTCTTGAATACTTCTTGATGTCTCTTAGCTTCGTCCATCTTTTCTTTATAAAATTTCTTATCCGAAGATATAGTTGCTTTATCATACTTTTCTCTATAATTACGTTCCTCTTGTTTAAACTTAGTAAGAAGCTGCATGTCGTCAATATTAGCTTCTTCCATTTTACGATTATCGTAATTTTGTCGAGCAACAAGCTCCGCCTCTTTCTCCTTAATCTTTTCAGATTTAGACTTAGTAACATTCTTAGCAAGATTGCTTGCAACATCGGTTCCAAATCTAGAAAGGCTTTTACTTGCAGCATCTTCAACGGCAGCAATAGTACGACTTGAAAACTTATCTGCTTTCATATCGGCAAGAGCTTGCTTATATTTTTTTTCCATTGCAACACGCTCAATATTTCGTTTTAATTCTTCGTCTGTCATCAAAGATGGATGTCTTTTTTTCATTTGGTCGGCAACCGCTTTCGTTGCTTTATTAGCAGCTTTCTTAACAGCTCGACCAACAACCTTCGCCCCGCTCTTTACTTTAGATTTTAGAGCTTCAAATCGCTGAGATCCGCTACCATATCGATCTTTACCAGCCGCAGTCAATGTACCATCAGGATTTTGGAATCTACGGACACCCCATTTTTGACCCTTTATACCATGATGATAAAGCTCTCCCGAGTAAGGCGACTCGGTAATGCCATAATATCTCACAAAACTATCACCTCACTTCGGTTAAATACTTGTAGCCATCAGACGTTCTGTCTTGATGGATCTACCGCCACATTCAATCGCCATTCAAGCTCTTTACATGCTTCTGTATAAGAGTTCATGACTGTTGAATTGGATGGTGGATCAAAAACCAATCGGACCTTCATGTAAATATAAGTCTTTACAGATTCGAGGTCCTTATAGTCTCCTAAAAAGTCATGCCAGGTCTCGCTGTCCCCGGTTATTCGAAAACCTTCAGAAGGTCCGAGGCCGAGCTGAGTTAAAGTTGCAAGTGCTCCGTTTATGAAGATTATGATGTCATTATCAAACACAGCGTAATCGTCATCTGGGCCAAGCAACGACTTAATTGTTTTAAGAATCGAATCCTCTAATGCCATGCTCTCACCTCAAATATCTTCCTAAGTCTTCCAAGGGCATGTATCGTTGGGACGGCGTTCTATTGGATCTGATTGTAATAGCGATCCGTCACCATAATGTATCGCCTTATGTGTATTCGAAGAAACACAAATCACATTCTCAAGATCCCAGAGACTATCGGCTCTGTTGAGAATATCTTCTCGTGAAATAGGATTGATGTGATGGACTTCAATTCTTCCACCAATCTCTCTACCTTCTATTCCAAGATCGCAGCCGTTGTCTCTAATGATTGCTTCTCTTCTAAAAGCTCTCCATTCGGAAGATCCATAAAATATCTGATTTAGTTTTCGTTCGCTTCCAAACGTCTCGTCTCCAATTTTTGCTGAAAGCTTTAGGTACTCGAACCGCTCTTCAAAAGTCTTAAGCTTAATAAGCTCGCTATAGGATCTATTCATCATAGTCGTCATCCTCATCACTATAGCTCGGAGGTGCATAAGACTTGATGGCACGTAGAACTTCCTGCTGAAAGGCATCTCGACCCTGCTGTGACTGAATTGCTCCCGTCTTAGCTGCAAGGAGCTCATTCTCTTTTCTAAGCTTTTCCTTTTGAAGACGTTCCTTTGCTGTCCCGAGTCTTAAAATCTCCGCAACAAGCTGATTACTGGCCGTCCCGTCCATCAGCCGCTGCCTGGCAAGCTTGGAAGCTAGTAATATAAGTTCATCCTCGGTTTCTTCAGCCGTAAAGGGAAGTGGAGCCTGGTATTCAACTCCACTATTTTCCTGCTCCACACTCTTCACCTGCACTTTGTACATAGTTTTGCTCACTTTGAATATGTTTTTCGCTTGAAGCAATGGACTTCGTCAGTGCTTCGTACTACTTTGTCTATAGTTTGACCACACTTTTTACATGGTTTTTGCCGTCGGATTCTACAAAATATGTCAACCCGTAAACCGCGTTCTCGCTCCACGTACCTCCAAACCAAAATCGATGAAAATACCACCAAAAAAGTCCCTCGGAATTTTACCCCCGGAGATTTTTCGAGG